CACGTAACATTCTTTGGCTAATTGAACATAATCTTTCTTAGGATAGGCTAACGGAAGGGCATCCCACCAAATAGGGTTGGAGGCTTTCAGTTCGGCAAACCAGGTTGTGAAATCGTTCATATATTTTTATTTGCAGAACGTTTCGGGTAATATGTTGTGGCCGAGGTGTCGTAATTCGGGTCTTTCATGTATTTCGATTTCTTTCCATTCTTCATTATTTTTTTTCTATGGTAGGTTTGATGACATGACTCACACAGTAACATTAAATCTTCCATTGACTCCTTAAACAAGTTTCTATAGTTCCTATGATGAACTTCTAAGTTGTGTCGACTTCCACATAAACCACAGTTGTAACCATAGAACTCCAAGGCGAATTTTCTTTTCTCTCTCCATACAGAGCTTTTGAGATAAGAGTAGTATTGTTGTTTTCGTTTTGTGTCTTTACTCATTTGCTTAGTGGTTTAGGCGCTCTTTTGGTTGAAGAGAAGCGCAGTTTTGCCTTACAGCTATCGCTACGCTTCCCGTACTTCTTTGCTTGAGCGGATGAGTCCTCCCGGCTCGAAGTATCTAATGTCAACACTGCGTGCATTAGTCTGAGAGATACTCTTGAGGGATCAGTCCTCGTGGCTACATGCTTCTCTCTTGGGCTGCAATCGTCGGTGGTAGCGCCTCACAGTACCGACATTTATATTTCATCTAAAGGCCTGCCGTAGTTTCCCCCGACACCTTTAAATGCATGCTTTACGACTCCACGGACTCAAAAACTATTTCTTCAAAACACTCATCGATTTGCTCTTTAGTGGCACAGGCATAGCCGTGATTTTCCCATGATGTTGACATGATCATAAGCCGTGTATCAGGTTGCCCTTCGGTATCAATATATTTTCCATCAAGGCCTTTTTCTGGTTGATAGATACGCCCTGAACATTTCATTATTCGCAATGAATGAGCGAAATCAGAAACTTTAAAACTTCCAATTTCCTTCACACACCTAGCCGTGTAAATTGGGTTATATGGAATTAATGTTATCATAGTGGTTTATAGTTTTCCGGTTAAAAAAGCGTAAGCCCACACCAGCCCCAACGCCCCGACAAGTCCGAAGAACAGAATCAACGCCGCTGCCTGCCGGTCAACGTGACGCATAGCATCGAACACCGGAATCGAAACAAAGGCTATCCCCCAAGTTGATAAGATGCCAATAGCGATGAATAGAATAGCTCTGTTGATCAGCCACCAGAAGCCGTGATAGATAGGTTTTTGAAGTGTTTTCATTGGTCGTTTGGTTTAAAAAATTTGCCGTCTTTCCGGCTGTCACGATTTTTACGACTGCTCGACAATTGTTTTGCCGCTATTACCCGTATGTCGTTTCGGGGGGACGTCCTAACTGCACGGTAATCCCCATCTTATATCTATTGGCAGGACTAAAGTCCGACCTCAGCAGCAAAGAAAATGCTCTTCAAAAAAGGGTGCCAGCAACTCCACACAACCAGACGTTATTTGAATGCCTTCAATCCTTGGTCGTGCGGCATGGCTAGCCCTTTTATGTTCTTCGCCACACACTTGCAAAAGCCCGATGACAATTCACACTCTTTACCGGCGCATAGCCGACGCGTGTGATAATCCCTTCTCTGGCGGCCCTAGCAGCGACAGCACCAAAAGCACGTTTATGCGGTGGCTCCGCGATAAGGCCAGTGATAGAAAGTCTAAATTCCTCAAATTGAAACGGGCCGGAATAGCACTTGAGAAAGTCTTTCAAAAGGAGGTACACCTTGCCGCTCCAATCATCATGCGCCCTATCCGCGTGGTCCTTAGCGCGCTTGATTCCCGCGTCGCGTTCCTCTCTGGCGAATACAATATTCAATTGTGGTTGTGTCATGGTTATTCTCCTCCAAGTGATTTAATCTGCTCCTTCAACCGTTGCATTTCATTTTCGAAAAACTCTGCGCTTTGTTGTGCTTCACGTGCCTCAGTAATAGCCTTAGCGTGTTGATCTTGGTATTTATCCAACTGCTTTTTCAGCGCGTCGATTGCAATTTGAATCTGGCTTCGTTTTTTCATGCGGTTACGAGTTTTGAATTGACTAACATTTTTACAGCTTCCACGACACGATTGGTCAGGAGTTTTCTATCCGCTTCAGGAATCGGGAAGCGAAACTTATTCAAGCTGTTATAATGACCGTTGTTATCTGGCAGCCACGGCAAATTTTCCATACCGGCATACATGAGCCAGTCGTATTGATCAATGCCGCGTTGCACCAAACCTGAAACCTGAGACTCTAAAGGACAGAAGACAATCAATTCGCCTTCGCTACACCTTGTCAGGATCGCATTCGATACGATTTGCCAATAATATTTATCCCCTTCTTTGTGGTTATCACGGATGCCCTGAATGCCGTTGGCCTTCCACCCATCCACAAGCTGGCAAAACGATTTAAGGGTAAATGGAGACTTAACATCGACAGCCGTATTGTATTCCTGGTAACAAACCGAGTCAGGTGTGCCAACCCAGCAATCAAAATCAGGATGAACAATGGTTTGCTTGCTTTGCGTGGAGTATTCTATACCCAACATTTCAAACACAAAGCCTTCGCATAAGTGCCCCCAATCAAGGGGCTTTGCATCGGGTTCATTTTTCAACGCACGACCTAAACGCCGCTCCATATTTTTTTCCTCGATATAAGTCAGCGCAGGAGCGCCAAAGGAACCTTTAGCCTTCCCCTCTGTCATTAGTGCTCCAATCTCAGAGGATGTGAACGAACCAGTTCTTAATAATGCGTTCATACTACTTTATCGATTAAAAATTTGTGCAATTTTCTATACGATTCAACCTCTCTACTTTCAAGTATGCGCTTGCAATTGTCCATCTCCGCCTTGTTAAGCAATTCTAGTTTTTCTTCGTACAAAGCCGTGAGCGCCTCATGCGTGATATATTCTGCAATCTGATAGCCGCTACCATTGACAACCTGGTGCTCCATGTCGATAACCTCATCTTGGCTATGCATCCCCATGAGGATCTCGGGCGCATAAAGCCTTCCAAAAAAAGCGGCTGCCCTGTATCGGATCATAAGCGTCGGCATGGTTTTCCACTTACTGCCATTCTTATCCACCCAGCCTTCAGCCTTCGCCATTTTCATAGTCACAGTTGGGCCTATAATCTTGTCTTTGGTTTCTAATTCATACGCCCACGCGAAACACTCCATAGTGTCACCGTCACCGGACAGCTCAAAACGCAGCGGTGAAAACCGCTTGCAAGAATTCAGCGCGGCTATAATAAAGGTGCTACTCCACGAGGGCCTGCCGTGAACGATATAAAGATTCTGCATTACCATTAAAGGACTTGCCCCTATCCGGTTTGCAATCTCGAGGGCGATCATAGTGTTTTGAATGTTGCCTTGAAATTCTTTTGGAATCAAACTCGACGATGCAAGCATTTTCGCAACGCGTTGGGCGTGGTCAAATGTTGCAATCGAGAAGGATGAAACCTCCGGTACCTTTTCAATTTCTTGTGTGTTTTCCATATTGAGTGTTTATAGTGATTTACTCTTTTACCCTCTCAATGGCGCAAAAGAAAATTAGTCGCCATGCTATCAGGGATTGAATTCGATCCTTACGAAAGGCAATGGCATCGTTCAGACTTGCTACTACATGATCTGTCATATCCACGCCCTGCTCAAGGACGCGCTCCCGTATATTAATTTCTTCCTGATAGTCGCGCATGGACAATTCAATGGCGTCGATTAATATTGATAAGCTTCCCTCGGTGTGATTCAACAGGTTCGTTAAATCGGTTTTACTTTGCTCAAGACGAATCGAAGCTTTTAAAAGTGCGGTAGTATTCATATCAAGATTTTTTTATGAAGGCTTCTAATTCCAATTGACTGAAATAAATAGTCCCGCCGTTGTAGTGCCTCAGTGATAGAGGCAGCGTGTGTTTTCTCAGCCGCTCATCCAGCGTCGATACGTGGATTCTCAGGTAATTGGCAGCCTCTTGTTTAGTCAAAAATTTATCAGTCGATGCCTTTTTGCTCAATTCCTCAACCGTAGCAATTCTGACCGTGTTAAGGAGATCCTTAAACTGTTCCTCGGTGAATTGGTACAAGATGATTCCCATAGCCTTTGTCATCGTCATGGCAGCTCGTCGGTTACAGGCCTGAGTTCAAACTCACTCAGAAATTTCTTTTCGAAGTCATCGGCTCTTTTCCGAGAAGCTATCTCGCTAAGGGTCCAAGCCAATTCAGAACTTATGTCGCGCCCTCTATTGGTCACGGTAGCCTCTAAGATTCCTTCGGTGTTGGTGGCATCAAAGGTTACCTTCACACCGGTCAGCGCGCAGGCAAACTCTATCGCTTCACGTTCATTGACATGGATGATCTTTTTCATACTCCGAAATGGGCTAAGGTTAAAATAATGGTGATCAGAAGAATGATTGCGCCGAGCGGTGCTAATTGCTCCGATAGATTTTCTTTAGGATTGTGTTTAGTGTTCATATTTTTGAGGTTAATCGTTGTTTGCGAATTGGTATCCAGGTTTGTTTGGAGCGTCACAAGAAAATGCCATCTGCCATTCACTTTCTGACATTACAGATTTCTTTGCAATCATTCGTCGTATAAATGCGTCGCAATCATTGTAATATTTACTCCATGCCTCGCCATCAAAGTCAGTTGAAAACGATATGTTATTGTCATTACAATAATTCATGAGCGCAATCAATGCGTCCGCTCCACGAGCATGAAACGTTTGGTACTGAGTGGTTCCTGTTCCGTAGTTTCTTTCGGGATATTTCTTTGTACGGTGTTCGTACTTGGCAACCCACGTACCGTCATACATAAAATAGATGTGATCGTGAATGTTCATAGTTGAGTGTTTAATTGTTCGTTAAAAAGCCCCAGGCATCCAGAAAGTTGCGCATGCGTAATCTGTTGATAGCCAGGCGGGGCTTTTCTATGCTAATGTTTTCGTTTGCTCTTTCAAGAATTCGGCATAAGCATCCATTGAGCTTAGTTGCCTTCCGATCTCCGCGCTTCGCTTGAGTCTCCACTTCATGATCTTTTTGTGAACTGAAATAGGAATAGCCGGCAGCATCACGGAAACCGTTGATTTGCGCTCAGGTGCCTTTTTTTGATCTTTTTCTATAACTTCGCTCATAATTGGTTACTTAGTAATCTATAATACGTACCAAAGGAAAGAATGTTCTAAGAACTTTCAAAGAACTTTTATGAATAAATTTTCAGATTATGAGAAAATAATGCAAGTGCTTGACGCTAAGGGCATTAATCAAACAGAGGGTGAGCGCTTAACTCGTTTTGGGGTTGGGACAATAGGGAAATTGCTTACCAGGAGGAAAGGAAAGGGTAGATTACACCCCGATAATGTGACGAAATTTCTAAGAACATTCCACGTGGAACAAAAATGGTGGGAAACCGGAGAGGGGGAAATGTTTACTGCCGAATCCGGCCGGAGCTTGGGGCAACAAAAAACGATGGATCTGGACGTGTGGGAAGTGATCAAAGGCAGCAACAAAATACATGAGGAAAGCCACAATATATTTAAGTTAGAATTTGAGCGGCTTTGGGGATTAATAGAGAAGTTTGGCCCATCGCCACCGCCACCCCTGAATAAAGAACCAGTTCAAAAAAATGGAAACTAATATGAAAAAACTGATTTTCCTGATTTTACTCTTAGCGGCAAGCCCGCTGGCTGGTCAACCGCAACTCCCTCTGAACGACGAGGGCCGTATTGAGTTTAAAAAGATCATTCCACTTGATTCAGCAAATAAGGCCGCTCATTTTGACAAAGCCAGGCTATGGGTGGCTAACACCTTCAGATCCGCACAGAATGTTATTCAATATGAAAACCGACAGGAGGGGAAATTACTATGCAAGGGGCTGTTTGCAATTACATCGACAGGCATGGGTATGAGCGGTACAATTCATCGTGATCAGGCTGGATATGTATCTTTCACTATGGAGATTTCAATTAAGGATGACAGGTGCCGGATTCGGGCGTATGACTTCATGCATGACGCTGTTTACTCCGGTGGCAATCTTGAAAACGCGAAGCCAGCATGCGGCGGGACGTGGATGACGGCGAAGACCTGGCACTCAATTCAACTGCAAACAATCGAAAGAATGGATGGCACGTTTATTGATTTTGAGAAGGCCATGAACTCGAAAAAACAAGATGACTTTTGAAAGAACAAAATTTTGAATTATGAAAAAGGTATTATTGATCGCCGCGCTGATTTGCGCCCTTGCATGTGATGAAGAAGAAACAACCGAAGAGGGATGCCTAACCGGAATTCCTAAAAGCGGGGGTAGCAGAACCTTGATAAAATGCAGTACGCGGGAGCAGTATTTAGCGGGTGACAATACCAGCCAGGGAGGAACGGCGAGTTGGACGCTTTACACATCCCACGAATGGGAGAAGTGCAAGGAGTGCCAATAAAAAACCTCCCAGGGTCACAACGCCAAGGAGGTTCACTCGAATATAAACACTTGATCAAATGTACACAGATTTCCAAATTCCCCGCCAAGTGTGTCGCCCCGGTGTGGCCGCATGCACTGAAAACCTCATTTCCAGGATAGAAACGAAAGAGTATGTAGCGCGGGGGACACTACACAACCCAATCACATCCGGTCAATTTCATAGCAATTACCTATGCAAAAGCGACTCTATATTAAGGAGTGCAAAGTATTATAGTACGAAAGTACACGGATTGTATGGGCAAGTGTGTCGGTAGTTTTTGGCAATGTAAATTTGACTTAATTGAATCGTAACTAATGGCAACCGTTAAATTCTACCTCCGCCGCTATCGCTCCACGAAAAGGAACCCGCAAAATGTGGAGGTGTCAATTATTGCCAAATTTACCGTGGACCGCTTACACCGTTTTGAAATTACACTTGACGAAAAGATCGCCCCTCGCTACTGGAACCCCAAAGACCAAGTAGTAAAAGGCACCCACCGCGGACACCTGGAACTCAACGAATACCTGTCCGACTTCAAGCATCAACTGCTTACGCTGTACCGGAATAACCGGAGTATGCCCTTTACTGAGTTCAAGGCCCTAGCGCTGAGAAGACCTGAAGAGGAAAAAAAAACATTATTCGTAGCCTATGACAAGTTCCTGGATGCCTACAGAAATGAAAAGGATTCGAAAACAGTCAGCAAGTACGCAACCCTGCTTACCAGGCTTACGGATTTCGAGAAGGCCTATTCCTATGACCTTGCGACAATGGACTTTAACTTCTATGACGCGTTCAAGAAGTTCCTCTACCAAATTCCAAACCCTTTCTATGGAGGTTGCAGACTTACGCGCAATCTTGACGGATCATGGGATCTTCTAGAAGGCGACCAGGGCGAACCTGTTGGCATCTTCGACGACATGGTTTACAGCTACCTTATCCAGCTAAAAACCTTTATCGCCTGGGCTGAAAAGCGTGGCTACCAGGTCCACCAATCTTATAAGCTATGGCAGATCATTCGACGGGTTCATCCTCCAATAAGCCTGACATCCTCGGAGCTGGAAAGGCTTGAGCGACACACCTACACCTCCAAGGCGCTGGAAATAGCTCGGGATTGCATTGTATTCGGCTGCAGGACAGGGCAAAGGATCTCAGATATCAAACGTTTTGACCTGAAGGATTTCCATAATGATAAATGGACCTTCACCCCTAAGAAAGGAAATCGACTTTCACAGAAGAAAATAACAGTTCATTTCAAAGGGTACTGTGCTCCCGCATTGGACATCCTGCAAAAATACAATTGGAAGATTCCAATCATCTCCGAGCAAAAGTTAAACGAGAATATCAAGCGGGCATGTAAGGAGGCTGGCATTGATTCGCACATAGAAATTTTCCGCTATGCTGGCGAGAAAAGGATCAGGATCTCGGGGAAGAAGTGGGAGTTTTTGTCTTCACATTCGGAACGCAAGTCGTTCATAACACTTGCCCTCCAAGCTGGTATGCCGATAGAGTATGTAATGGAATTAACCGGCATCACCGAATATAAAACGATCAATCACTATAAAGCGAAGTTTGAGGATTCGGCCATTGAAAATGAATTGGAGAAAATACCGGTTATGAGAAAAGCACTATAAAAAAGCAAAAAATATGAAACCACAGGTTAAACCATCCGAAAAGAGTAGAATATTAGAAACAAAAGACTACTCTCTTTTCAATCTCAAAGACTTTAAGGTTTCGAAAAAATTTCTGAATGTGGTGAAGGAATCTATTGACGAAAAAAATCTATCCAAAGACTATCCAATTCTGGTTGATAATAATTACAATATTCTGGATGGTAAATATCGATTCTTAGCTTTATATGAACTTGGGTTAGCGATTAATTATAAAATTGCTGAGATAACTACCATTGAGGATGCGATACGGGTGAAACATATACATAAGAATATACCACTTCATGAGGTAATCAAACTATATTCATCTTTGAAAAATTACAATGACCTTATTCTGTTAAAGGATCAATTTGGGTTTGATTACCGTATCATTGTCCTTGCTGCACAAGATCAAAATTCCAATTCATTTAATAGAATTGATAGAAAAGTTTTTAATAGTGGTAAATTCTCGTTTGAGTTTGAGGCCACACGATCTATATTAACCAGAGTAGAATTTATCTCAAATGAATTCAAATGGCCACCATTTTACGCACTTGAGTTGTTAAAAACAAATGACGCCTACCAGGATATAAAATCAATCATAGATCACAGTATTTATTTTAGGTACGCGGTAAAATTACATGAAAGTGAAGCGCCAGGAAGGAACATGAGTAGCCATTGGCGCTATGCTGAGAATGTTGGATTCGCATTCGATGAGATTTTTGATGCAATTCATGCAGTTGGTGATGAAAATCCATGGGGGCGTGAGTTTGTTAATGATTCTATAGTGATACTCAAAAAACTTGGCGTTACTCTTAAACAAGGGACTAGCCTAGTTGATCAACTGAATGACCATGACCATAGAACAAGCTGAATTTATATCAAAGCTGGTTTTCATGCTTAACGAATCGAGGGAATCAGACACTATATTGGGCGAGACGTATACAAATGCCAATAAACAACTACTCATCGCGGTTAAATCGAATGATGATTTTGAAACCGAATATTGGGCAGATATTAGAAATTTATTCAAAAGAGATCTGCGAGTTAATTTCGAAAAGACAAGGGCAATTGTGAAAATGATTGACGGTATCGATACAATATGGAAGTGAAGGAGTTTGTCTAAATTTGGGAAACAGACCCAATTAATCATATGGCCAAGAAATCAAACGCGGGAAGGAAGAGCAAGGTAGAGGAATTGAGGCTATCGGCTATCATGGACGACATTGGCAACACTGAAAAGGTGCTTACGAATCTATACAAAAGTGCTTGCAGACCTGGTAACATTCATGCTGCTCAGTTGTGGCTTGCCTACAAATACGGCAAACCGAAAGAAAATGAAGGACTACCCACTGAAATGATAATCCGTGTCCAGCGTAACAGTTGATTTTTTCCTGCCAACGCTGCATTCAGCGCAAGAATACGTTATCAGCAATGCTAAACGGTTCAATCACCTGCGTTGGGGGCGACGAGGAGGCAAAACAACCATGATAGAAGAGCTTTCGTCCATTAGTTTGGACGGCTGGCCGGTTGGTATCTGGTTCCCGACATATAAGGATTTATCCGAAGTATGGAAAGACTTAAAAAATCTCTACAGACCAATAACGAACAAGGTGAACGAGCAGTTAAAGCAGATCGAGTTAGTCATTCCTGGGGGCTTAATAGACTTTTGGTCTATGGAAGATCCGGACTCAGGCCAGGGAAGAAAATACAAAAGGGCCATTGTGGACGAAGCTGCAAAAGCACCAAAATTATATATCGCTTGGGAGAATACAATTAGGCCAACGCTTACCGATTATCAGGGCGATGCCTTTATAATGAGCCGCCCAAAGGGAAAGAACAACGGTTTTTATCTGATTGAAGAAAAGCACCGGCCTTTTGAGAACTGGGCATTTTTCCATTACACAACATACGACAATCCGCACATTTTACGATCCGAAATAGAAGAGGCGAAGGACCAACTCGACGACATTAACTTCCGACAGGAATATCTAGCCGAATACGTTGACGCGAACGATAGGCCGTTCCTCTACGCCTTTGAGCCAAGGAAACACGTTATCAAATCATATGCTCCGAACCCCCATTTGCCGTTAATATTCTCCCTGGACTTTAATAAAGATCCGATGACCTGTTTAGTTGGGCAGCAAATTGATATATGGACTACCTATGCGTTTGCTGAAATTGATTTGCAGAACGGCTCAACCCCTGAAGTTGCCGAAATGATTATCGCGGATTATGTGAATTGGACTTTCAACATGGACGTAACTGGCGACGCTACAGGCCGAAACCGCAGTGCCTTGACCCGTGGCAACCTTAACCATTACCGCGTGTTGAAAGAAGCGCTACAGCTTACCGACGATCAAATCCGGGTGCCTACGCAAAACCTTGCGCTATCGGATTCACGGGTTCTGTGCAACTCGGTGCTGAAGAACGCAAAGTTTTATATCACCGAGAACTGTAAGAAAACAATCAAGGATCTCGAAATGGCGATGGTCGATGATGAGGGGGAATTAATCAAAAATCAAACGTTTCCTTGTCATAAACTCGACTCGTTCCGTTATCTGATAGCAGAATGTTATAAGGACTTTATTAAACACCCGAATAAATATAGACAATGATAATGACGGTAATTGCTTGCGGAGACTCAGCAAAAGGATGGATTCCGAGAGGGACAACCATCGGCAGCAACGACTGTGAGAAGTTCGGCAATCCTGTTGACTATTTAGTGCTGGCAAACGCACCTCGCAAATTCACACCGGAGCGAATGAAGGTAATCACGAAATCTAAAGCGCAAGTGCTGACAACTTCTTTGAGCCAATGGAAACCGTTCTTCCCCAGCGCTGAGAAGATCCCGAAAGTGACAACGTTCAATAAGATGATCATGAAAGGCTATTGCCAAACGTCCGTCACTACGCCAATCATGTGTTTGAGTCTAGCGATAAGAATGGGAGCGACTGAAATTATAATGTACGGCTGCGACATGCTTACACATAAGACTTGGAGAAAAGGAACGAAAGGCGGGGATCAGGAGATCACAAAGTATCTAAGGTACTTCAAAGAGATGAATCGTATCGGCGTAAAGTTGTGGCTTGGGGTTAAAGGTACGGCGTTTGATGGGGTGGTGCCTGTTTACGCTGATCTAACAGATCAAGAATTACAATGGGGTATCAACGCAGTCGAAAAATATGAAGCGAAAGTATCAAAATGAGACACACGCACCTAACAACCCAGCAAGCTATTGACATCCTTATCCGTGAGGGCGCTATCTATTGGACCGCAGAAGGGTACTCCAGCGACGGTGTTGATTGGTTGATGGTGTCAATCTTTTTCAACACGCAGGAGATTCACACGTTTGGTCAGGGGATGAAAACCAAAGTAATAAATGAAGACTATAGATCCATTTGCATACCCAATCCTCTGTTACCTCACCTGCCAAAATGAACATCGCCACCCTCACCCCTACGCGTGATCGTATAGAACTCTTTGGGTTCTGTCAGGATCAGATTGGATGGCAGACCGTTCAGCCGTTAGAGCGTTATCACGTCATTTATGACGCTGTTGATAATCAGCCAGATATAACCAAGCGTATTCGTGAGGGTTACGAACTGGCCAAGAAAGACGGCATAGATTGGATAGTAATCTTTGAAGACGACGACAGTTATCGAATAGACCACATCGAACGCTATGCACGTTTCATGGACCGTTACGACTTCATCGGCGATCAGGAAAGCCTTTACTACAACATTAAAACAAAGCGGTGGAGGTCTTTTAATCATCCCCGCAGGGCGTCATTGTTTACCACTGCGTTCAGGATTTCAGCCTTAGACAAATTTCGCTGGCCTCCTGATAACACGGTATTCCTTGACATCAAGCTTTGGCAGTATGCTAAAAACTATCGCTGCAAGTTTATCGAAAGCGGCGCGGTTGGGATTAAAGGACACGGCTCCGGAAAGCATGGCGGGAAAGGGCATACGATGGAGCTGAAATACGCAGATCCTACGGGTGACTTTCTAAAGAGCAAGGTAACGCCGAGGCATTTTGAATTTTATACTAAGCTGATGCAAGCCTTTTTTTGTGTTGGTATAGTTGTCACGCTAAATATTAGTGTACTATGAAACTGAGCATCTTACATCCGAGCAGAAGCCGCCCACTCGAAGCGCTTAATACAATGGTCCATTGGCTGCAGAACATTGAGTATCCGCAAGCCTGGGAATACATTCTTTCTCTCGACTTAAACGATGCTGAATTAGAGGGATACAGAGCGTTAGGGATAAGCGGCGATCAGAATATCCGAATGATCGTAAATGATAACCAAAACATCGTACAGGCCAGCAACCAGGCTGCTAGGCTGGCAAGTGGCGATATATTCATTCTTGTCTCTGACGACTTCCTTTGTTTTAAGGGCTGGAATATAGCAATAACCGAAGCACTGAAAGGCAAGTCAGGAGTTCTTAAAACCTTCGACGGAACTCAGCGCTGGATAGTCACGCTCCCGATCATGACGCGGGATTACTATAATTCACAGGGCTATTTATATGATCCACAATGTTCGCACATGTTCTGCGATACCATCATGACCCACAAAGCCGATGTTCAAAAGAAATTGATTATCCGAAACGACATTGTTTTCAAACACGACAATGAAGCGCGACCAAAAGACGCGGTGAGTATCAAGGCTGACGGCACCTGGGCACAAGGGGAGAAAGTTTATTTGCAACGGTGTAAAGAAAGATTCGGACTAGGTAAAGTGAACATTTACGACCTGTCACCTGAAGCGCACAAAGCCGGGCATATCAATTGGATGAAAAAGAAAGGGATAAAATGAATCCAATACTGTCCATATTGATCTGCACTACAATTGATCGAAGGGAACTCTTTGAATTGCTTCATTCCGAATTCTTAAAACAATGTCATGGATTGGATGTTGAACTTCTTTACGAAGAGGATGACAAAACAATATCCGTGGGAGCGAAGCGGCAGAAGTTACTACTCAGGGCGCAGGGAAAGTATGTGGTTTATTTTGACTCGGACGATTGGCCAATGCCTGACTATGTGATTGAGATTATGACCGCTCTTCAACAAGAGCCCGATTGTGTAGGCTTCCTGATTGCCATGACTACCAACGGAAAAAACCCACAAGTGTGCTGCCATTCACTACGGTTTAAGGTATGGGAAAAGAATCGGCACGGGTATCATTATGTCAGGGGCGTGACTCATTTCAATCCTGTATTGCGTAAACTGGCCTTACTTGTCGGATTCCCGGATATCCGATTTGGAGAGGACAAGTATTATTCCGACAGGATCACGCGCATTTGCAAGCGAGAGGTTTTTATAAACAAGAAACTATTTCATTACAGATATACGAACTCAGTTCCCCACAAACAAAAGTACGGCATCACATGACGAACGCCATTGTCGCGTTGACTCGCGGCTACAACGAGTTAGAAAAATATGAAACGTTGATTCGTCGCAATGACGCTATCGAAAAGTTTTTCGGTTCAAAGTATCCTATCCTGCTTTACCATGAGGGCAATATCGATGGCAAGACTCAACGCTACATCCGTGGGGCATCGAGGATGGATATTCAGTTCCATGACATCTCAGATCGCTGGCAGGGAGGCTACGAGGGAATGTGTCGGTTTAATATGTGGGACATTTGGGAGGTATGCCAGTACTACGATTATATTCTGCGTATCGATGAGGATTGTATTTTATTGGAAGTGGAACAAGATCCTTTCGAGCATATCGACGGTAACGTATATGTAAAATCTTGCTTCTGGGCAGAGAGTCATAGCGAAACGAACGCGACGTTGCCAAAGGAGATTGAGCGATTGACGGAAGCTAAGAAAGAAGACTTCTACAACAATAAATTTGTCTATACAAATGTCGGTCTGAGCAGTCCGAAATTTTGGAGAAACGGAAATGTGGGGCACGTTCTGAAAGCGCTTGCGTTCAGTCCTGAGCAGCGTAAAAACCGGTGGGGAGATTTGCCCGTTCTTGGTTCATTGCTGAACATCTACGCGCCTTATCGTATTGGAACACTCACCGGCATGAAGTATTTGCATTTGTCACATGACGTAACCATAGAATGTCAATGAACTGGATTAAAGAAATAGGTCAGCACAAGGTACAAGGCTGGAGCCAGTACGGTGAAGAAGGATACCTACGTTTCATCTTGCGAAACATCGGCATCAAAAGCAAGTTTCTCGTTGACATCGGCGCGAACAATGGAACGTATCTATCGAATACCAAGCAATTTCGTAACGAAGGATGGAAGGCTATTTTGATCGATGGGCAGGCGTTTCCCGGCGTTCATCAACATTATGTCAGTGCTGAGAATGTCAACGAAATACTAAAGCGTTACCAGTGTCCGCAAGAGTTTGACTTGCTATCAATCGACGTGGATGGTCAGGATTATTGGATACTGCGCGAACTATTGAGAGAGTTCCGACCACGTCTTATCATCTCTGAATACAATTCAGAGTTCGCCGACTCACGCGCCGTTGAATACGATCCTGATTTTATATTTAAAGCCACAGACCATTACGGATACACCTTTGAAGCAGGGCTAAAGCTAGCCGATGAATTTGGCTATCGAGTGATATTTCAGAATTCAAACTTGAATATGTACTATCTACAAAAGGATGAAATGGAAGATCCTGAAATGGAAATAAACGTTCCACATCCCCAGCACGATTGGTGGAGATTAAACAACAACGGACAAAGCGACAAACAAGGTAAATGGGTAATGATATGACAACACAAGAAGTAAAACGGACGCAAGCCTATGAGAAACGAAACCTAAGTGGATTTGAGGGAGACAACATCATGGCCGAAAGAATCAAGCGATTGATTAAAGATCATCGAATTGATTTGGCGATTGAAGGCGGAACGTATCTCGGCGGAACAACTAAACGTTTTGCGCTGATGTGCAAAGAGGTGGCAACCATTGAAATCAACTTGGAATACTTCACACGCGCCCAAAAGTTTCTTGAACTGTGCCACAACGTGCAAATGTTTTTCGGCTCGACAGTGGAGATACTTCCGGAACTGTTGGAAATCCATAAGGATAAAAAGATTCTGTTCTTCTCAGATGCCCATTGGAATGAGTTTAACCCGATGCTGGCAGAGTTTGAAATTATTCAGCACTCAGGAATAAAGCCGATAATTTGTATTCATGACTTCAAAGTTCCGGGCCATCCTGAACTAGGATTTGACACTTATAAAGACATCGTTTACGAGTGGCCCTGGATTGAAAAGAGTATTGAAAGGATTTACAGTGTTGACGGTTATGTGAAGGAGTATAATTCGTTGGCAGAGGGAGCTAAACGCGGGATAATTTACATTACACCGAAATGATGCAAGAGCAAATAATATCAGAACAAAGAGGCCAAGTATCGAAAACGAGGGTTGATCCTATAGTGACTTGTAATGTGTGGTGTGTCTCAAACACAAAGCAGGAAATCGAATTAGGACTACCCGAAGGCGATAAATGGATGCCGATTGCCATTGACTTTTCTAAGATAGTAGCCATCAAACTAGCGGGTGATAACGAGTTCATAGGTGACGATAAGTCGGTCATTTACGTGAGTAGCGGTGAAAACTTTACAACTGACATACCTTATCAGCAGGCGATTAATATGTGGAGGGGCGCACACCGATGAAACTTGTATCAATTATTTCATGCTGGGTTGACACGCTTGAACTTCTACCCTTCTGCATAGAGAACCATTTGCAGTTCTGTGACGGAATTATAGTAATGTGGAGCGCATCATCGAACCATTTCGTTAAAGATGATCGTATGTTAAGATTCGTGGCTACCCATAATTACGACCGCGTTCTATTTCATCAACTAGAACCGGTCCGTTCACTTAAACCACTTGTCAATGAAACCAGGAAAAGAAATCAAGGTATTGAGGTTGCGAAGCGTGAGGGGTATAGTCACTTTTTCACCGCTGACGCTGACGAGTTCTACCACCCTGAAGACGTAGTGAAGGATAAGACGTTATTTGAAGAACCAGCAATAAACGGTATCGTCTGCCGCGTTCGTGTCTACATCGGGAAACCAACGCTTTACTGCGAGGATTCGGCGACACTAGTCCCATTCATTCATAAACTAAAGAAAGAAATCTATTGCGGCAGGATTCACGAATACCCGTTTGCGTATAAGAATAAGGTCGCCCAAATCGATCCGTCCAGGCGGTTGAATGAGTTGAACGGAATCATTATGTCGGACACAATCATGAACCATTATTCTTATCTTCGAAGGGACATTAGTTTGAAGGTTAGGAACAGCACGGCGAAGCTATCGAACCGTTTTGCTACGATAAAGCAGGATGTTTCAAGGGCCAAGCCGGGCTATGTGTCGGAGTTGTACGGCAGACCTTTACAGGAGTGTGAAAACCATTTTGGAATAATAATATGAATGAGTTTATTGCCTTCTTACTTCTCAACAGCCTATGGATTTGGGGCGTTCGGTGTTTATTCTCCAAAGGAATGGCACTTGATACAGTAGGTGATTGGTTGGAGGATAGTTATTCCAAATGGATAACGAAACCTTTGTTTGGGTGTGCGCCCTGTATGAGTTCAATTCATGGAACGATAGGTTATTTTATTTTTGTGAATCAAGGTATTGAACTTTGGCCGCTGTACTGTTTCTGCCTCTGCGGCCTTAACTTCATAATTGTAAAACTGACTTCTAAAGAACGAATCATAATAGGCGAAGAATGACAATCCTACAAAAACTTTCCGACCGTGACGGATTCATTTACGATGTGATCAAATGTATCCTTGTAAATGCCGGGCCAATGGACATGAAAAAACTTCAGTTCGTGTTGCTCACTTGTGGGGTGTACGTTAAAAAAGATTTGCTTGAACAAGCTTTGAAGACTATGAACGAGAAGGGACTACTTACCAAGCCACAGCCCAAACCAAAGATCGAGCTCCCCAAAATCATTATGCCATGATTAAGAAAAAGAACGGCGTTAAAAACGGTCATCACCGTAAGCCCAAACCGCTTGCTAATCCTGTTCGAAATATCCGCCATGAAGACTATGCCCCTCTGATTGAGAAGGCTTTCAAATCAGGAAACGTTCAGTATTACAAGTTCATCGACGACAAGATGTTACCGGCAGGGCGTTACAAATATGTATACGCCGCGCTGAAGGAAGCCGATTTGTGCATGACGCGCGAAGTCCTTCTGGAATTCATTAAAATTGTTAAGACAAATTTGGAGGGTGGGATGAAAAAGAATAACATTTCAATGGAAACCATTTGGCGCGCGATCATTAACATGGAATCCAGGGTTGCGTTAGGATTTGAACCTGCATCCGTTAAACGTCTTGCTTCTATAATTTACTTCGACGAAACCGAAGACCTCACCACCTACAACCGCATGCACGGCTTAAAAAAGTGTGAGCATTGGGAGCGAAATCACACCATAGATTTTTTTTTGACGAAGCCCATAGTAGAGTTATTCGGATTGAGCGGTATTTCAATAACATCTTTGGAGGGCTATATACAGGAGAGGGAGGAAATAATTCAGCTTTTGACGGAAGATCTTCGGACTCTATCATCGGAGAGTTTATCCGAGAGTGGGAAGAATCCTTCATAATGCTTTCCGATGGTGATCCGATCCTTGAAAAGCAACTCCGGGCCATGTCCATTTATGACTTTAATTTTCGTATCTTAACGCTGAAAAAGAACCAGGCTATCCAAAACAACTCATTGGAAATGGAGCCTTTCGGTTTAAAGTAACATTGTTCGCGGCAAGCGAAGATATTCATTTTTTATCTTCATCATGGCTGACAGGTCGCAGAACATTGTTATTAACTACAAATTCAATACGGCGGAAATAGAGAAGGCATCAGCCATTCTTAACCGTGCGAATCAATCTACCAACAATCTACAACAGCAAGCCCAACAGTCAGGTCAAAAGATTGCGCAGAGCTTTACGAGTCCAGTTCGGGCCATAGAATCGATGAATATTCAGCTAGCCAAGCTGAAGATATCCATTCAATTATCGTCTGATCCAAAACGAATTGCTGAACTCTCCAATCAGTATAAGACATTAAAGACCCAGATTGACGCGGCAACAAAGTCCGCCTTTCAGTTGCCAAAGGCCCTGAAAGAAACTGACCAGGCAACCAAGAGCCTATCCTCACAATTTGGGCAATTATACACTGCGGTTAAACTAGTAATTACCGCTGGAATCGTCCGTGAGGTGGTCAGTATTGGGTTAGAAATGGCCAAGCTTGCCGGAAACGTGGAGGGCGTTGAGCTGGCCTTTAGGAGAACATTCCCCGATTCTGAAAACCTTCTATTTAATTTGAAGCGTGCCACTCACGGCGCAGTAAGTGAATTTGAATTAATGCAGCGCACATTACAGGCGACTAATCTTGGGGTCGCTGTCGAGCATTTACCTGTGTTGTTTGAATTCGCTGCATCCCGCGCGCAACAAACGGGTGAGTCGGTCGATTACCTGGTGGACTCCATTGTTCGTGGTATAGGGCGCAAATCCATTCTTGTCCTAGATAACTTAGGACTTTCAGCCACTAGGTTAAAAGAACAATTTGGCGGGGCTGCTTTGGCATCTCAGAGTGTTGCTGATGTTACTAAAGGCGTTGCTGAGATTGCCCGCGTGGAGCTCGAGAAAATGGGGGGATATGCCGAAACGGCCGCCACAAAAGTAGATATACTAGCTTCAGCAACAGCGCGGTTCCGTCAGGAGCTTGCCAAAAAAGTTACTCAGGATGGTGGATTTATCGACTTCCTCAGAGATTATGTAGAGGTATTCGGCGATGCGATTGAGGCTAGCAACCGAGGCATTGCTGTAGCTGAATTAGCCGAAGAGCAGCGTATAAAAGAGATTGCCAACATCAGTGCAAATGAATTCTCATTGCGTGTTTTAACGGGTACAAAAGAAGAAAACATTAAGGCGATTGAGGATGAGGTTGCTGCGCTTACAAAATCCGTTGGGGCTTATGCGAAGGAACGGGATGCGGCGCAAGCCACTATTGATAAGTTAAAGAGCCTTTTAGTAGGTCGCTTTGATGAGGACATTCAGATAAAACAGAACATCCAAACACAACTTGATTATATTGCCAGCAAAAAAGGTGACGCGTTAATCGATCAGGAGATATTAAAAATTCTCCAAGCTAAACTCTTGGCATTAAAGAAAGTCAACGAAGAGGAAATAGTTGCAACTGGAATTATACAGCGCAAGAAAGCTGAAATTGAAGCTTTACAAGAACAGCTTCAGGCAACCAATGATATGGCTGATCTAGGTGCTGGTGGTCGTCTTACAAAGGCATTGGAAATAGCGAACGCGGAGTTAGGAGATCTTCAGCGTGCTTTCAGGGAATTCCACATTAAGGAATTTAACAATAATATCAAGGATGCCACTAAGTCGATGGGATTCCTTTCCGATGCAATGAAGGGCGTCGAGGCTAGACTGAGCGAATCAATGGAGGCGCTTTCTACAATGAAGCTCCCTCTACCACCAAGTATTATCCCTAATGATTTTTGGGATAACATGGCAGTTGAGTTCGAGGAAAATTGGAGGGATATTCTTTCAAGTGGCGTTGATATTCAAGCCGATCTTATAAATAACACCCTTCAAACCGAACTTGATAATTACAAAAGGCGGTTAGTGGCTCTTCGGGATTTTTACGATGAACAACAGATTCTCGCTGGCGACAATGAGCGTGCAAAAACACAATTGCGGTTAAGGGAAGAGAGGGACACCAGTACATTACAGCGGAAGATCTTCGAGAAGGAAAAACAGACCCGAAGGTCACAGGCGGTTATCGACGGCGCTGCTGGTGTTGTCAAAGCGTTTGCGACCTATCCCTATCCGGCAGCCTTGGTTATCTCTGCGCTTATAGCTGCTCAGACACTCGCCCAAATCAGGAACATCAACCGTCAGCGCTCTGGTTACGCTAAAGGGGTAATCGATCTTCAGGGTCCAGGCACCGGAATAAGCGACTCCATCCCAGCTAATTTATCAAAGGGCGAATCTGTCATGACAGCATGGGAAACTCACCACGCCGGGGATGTGCTGAAAGATATCCGCGCGAAGAAACTCGATAACAAAGTGCTGAAAGAGCTAAAACAAGGACGTCAGCCAGCCCAAAGTCAGGCTTTCAACGACGAGCGGATTATAAAAGCTATTGAGAAAAACAGACCTCCCGATGTGATAGAGCAGAGTGGAATCGTGTATGAGGTAAAAACAAAAGGAGATAATTATAGGATGAAAGTTCGGGCTAAATCGGGCAGGTTTAGATTATGAAATTCAGGTTCACGCTAATGCATGCTGGGTCCGAGTCTGGACCTATTTCTATTCCTCCGCTCGAACAATGGTCCACCCAAACGGGCGCCGACGAAGAATGGTCCGAAGGCCCGATCCCGTCAGTCACACTACCCGCGTCTTCGGTGTCAGAATTTTTGTATGTCGATTATGGGTTTGAGGACGGTGTTGAGTATACCATTACACTGACCCACACGACAAGCTATATTTCTGGGATCTCCAATCCCAGAACGGTGACCCTGGCAATACTGGATAACTCGTTCGTGACGCAGTTTAGTGAATTGGACACCTTTCCGCCAAGTCCAGGTGGGCAGAAATCAATTAGTATAAACTTCACAGCTAACGCTGATTGTACGAAAATTGGATTCAAGGCTTCTTCGGGATCAAATGTTACTATTGTTGTCGATGAGGCTTCAGGAACGAGCATAGATAATACTGACCCCCCAACAAGTTTGCAGATAGACGAGCCGGATGGATGGAAACAAGCGGTAATGAAGCTCGCCCGAGATCAGGACTTTCATTCTCTTATTGAGTTCTTTGACGGCTCGTTTATTTTCTACGGCGATAATGGCGTAGTTAACGGAGGGTTGCATTACATCGAGGATCTTGAAGTAACGCGCGGCGTAGACGTGAATATCTCCATACTGATAGAGATTGCGCCAGATGACATAACGTATGAGGATTGTTTTTTTGGACAGCTCAACCTAGCACAAGGCGAACGCCTACCCAAAAACAAATATCGGATCCCGGTTATAAAAGATGACTTTTGGGCCAAGTTCTATTCCAGGTGGAAGACGCCGGTGGACCTTCAATCCGCAACGGACCTCGATGGATCGGCCGTAGTGCCAGTCGAGCCTATCAACCTTATCCTTCCATCTCAGACAATACAGAAAAAATACATTGGCGAGATAGCAAACGGAAGTTTCAGCGACCCAACTATCGGGGGTCCAGACTGGACGGTCGGCGAGTTTGTGCAGATTGACATGGACACCGATATCCAGGAGGAAATAGAGGAAAAATTCCACATTCCTACCGCGTCAAATCCTGAGATTCCGGTAAATCTTTTCTTTATGTTGGAAGCTGGCGCTTATGAGTTTGATATCAGACTCGAGGCGTCGGCAATTAATAATTTAGGGGAGCAGTATTCCCTTATCGGCTATTTGTCGATGTTTATTCAGTTCGGTAGCGATGCGCCGATACCTCTTACAGAAACAGATTATGGTCCTGCGCTCGGTGAGTCAACGGTGTACACGTATCAAGACACGGTGGACATCCCAGCCAATACACCTGTAACGATCTATGGCGAGATGATTGCAGATATAAATGTACATGGTGGGTCCACATTCTTTTTCTTATGGCCTTCTGATTTCGCGCTTACACCTTCAGGAGCCGGGAAGAGTGAGGGCGATTTACGGGCAAATCATTTATACGTCACGGGTCAAACCACGTTCCCTGAAACGCAGGAAGAAACATTTTTACTTCACGATGTCGCGGCTGCCATTCTAAAAAGCTATGGGATTGGGGAAGATAACCCGTTTTATTCCGAGTTGTTAGGATCTGCATTGACGAAAGCCCGCCAATATGATAGCGATGGATGCGCTTGGGAATACGCGCTAATAAAAGGGCTGCAATTACGTGGCTATACATTGGCAGCAAAACCCTTTGCACAATCTTTTGAGCAGTGGTGGAAAGGCATCGACCCGATTTTATGTTTGGGGTTAAGCTACGACTTTATTCCAGGCTCTACCTTAGATCCGGTATCGTCAAACGTTGAGGATTTATTTGATTGGGATGACGCGGCGGGGCCGAATCCAGGTGCATGGAATTATGCTGTATTCGGTTTTCCTTTCACTTCTGTAAATGGTAACAGTGGAGTGGAGGGTTTTACATGCGGATTGTGGGCAACGACGGCGGGGGTAACATATGCATTGACGACACTCGTCGAGATCTTTGAGACCGGTGGAGTCAACCCCTTAGATATTAATTTTATTTGGGCGGTACTCGACGCTGGTTTTAATGAAATTATTACCCAAGAGTTCAATTACAGCACCTACGGATTTCACCATGAGGTGTTCAACATAACCCCTCCCAGCGACGGGGTGTACTTAGCGGTCCGCCTTGTAAATGACACCGCCTTTGATACAAAAACGGTCATGATCCGCATGGCGATAGGTGATCCCACGGAGCAACTTTTACTCAATGAGGATTTTGACAGCGCCTCAGTGTGGACCAATGAAAACGCGGGCGCTGATTGGGCAGTGGGTGGAGGCGTTGCTACCGTGTCGCTGGTTTCCGGATCGAGTAAGGGGTTGACGCAGGAGATTTCAAATGGTGATGCGGGGGATTATGTGTTTGCCTCCGAATACCGCCCTACAGGAGTCGGTGGTGGGGATCAATTGGATTTAATCGTCAATTTCTACGACTCGGGCGATAATTTGATAAGCTCAAAGACAGAATCCACCTTTAACAACGATACGAAGCCCTGGCACTGGGCATTTACCTCAATTGTCCCAGTGGCGAAAATAGAAATGATCGCGGATTTGTCCGTGGGAACGAATGCGGATGTAGAACTTCCTTACGCCGGATTGTTCTTGACCACCCTGCCCGAGGCAGTTATAGTTCCCGACGAGCGCATTATACGGGTAGAGGAACGCGAGTACTTCTATCAGGAAGAGATGTCGGTTTTGATCTCCAACATCGAAGAGATAACGCGCAAGTACGACGAGGAAATTATTTTCAACAAAGTGGAAATCGGGTATAGTCAGTGGCAGTCCGAAGATGTTTCAGGGATTGACGATCCTCAATCGAAAAGGGTTTACTCCACACGGTTCCAAAAGATTGGACAGGGGATTACTATTCACAGTGATTTCATTGCGGCGTCCTTGGCTATTGAAACGACCCGAAGGCAAACGATACAAAAATCAGCCGACTACAAGTTCGATAACAACACGTTTATCATAGCCATTAATGCTGACGACGTGTCCCCTGATTCGTATGCGCCTGAATTAGGTTCGGCGTTTTCCTCTGTATTAAACCTTCTCAATTTCGAGACTCGGTACAACGTCCGCCTGTCGGTAGCGCGTAACTTCCTCCGCTGGCGGAAATGGTTTAACGGCTGCCTTCAAAGTTACCTGAATTCATTCTTCAAGTTCGTATCGGGTGAAGGTAACTTTGATATGGTCACGACATTCGATGAGTCGCCCGATTGTTTGGAAGAAGATAACGAGGGTCAATCGCTGTCAGAAAAACAGGACATAGAAGTAACCGACCATGTGACGATTACCCCTCATTATTACGAGATAGAAGTTCCAATGGAGTGGGAAACATATAAGACGATCCGCGAGAATAGAAGAAATGCAATCGGAATTAGTTTGACAAGTTCAGATCACGTGCCGCTATTTATAGAGCAGTTGGAGTACGAGGTCATGAATGGCAAAGCCAAGATTTCAGGATGGACGAAAGCATATTTCCCGCTTGAAGTCATTGAAGGGCCAGCGGCGACGCAGGATTGTTCACCAACAGCACTGTGTATTAACCCGATAACCGATGAATTCGGAGAGCCTATAACCGATGAATTTGGCGTGTGCATAACCGAAGGCGCAGAGGCAGAGGGCATTTTTGACGATACATTCGATGACACATTTGAATAAAATATCTATATTAGCGGTGCTGTTCCTGAGTTGTCGGGAAGATAACGTATCCCATTTATGGTTAATGATATTTTCAGACGCTCAGCCTATTCAATTTTGGTCGTTAGAATGCAATACCTACAATCAGCAACAGTCTGAAGGCGTCCATCATAAGTGTTTCTGTCAGCCTTGGCAGTGTGACGACGAAATAAAAATCCAGTTTACAAATACGGTAGAAGATGATTTTGAACTGTCTGTTCGGGATGAGGCCGCGTCAGAGATTCTAACGCTTCCGTTCGATGTCATAGAACTATCCGATAGGTTCGTTTACTCACTTTCTTTAACCCCCTCCGAGATAAGCCCTGAAATTTGCAATCAATTGATTCAGTTTGTGGTGAAGAACGCAGTCGAGGATCTTTATCAATCGGACTGTCAGGATATCAGAGACGACCAACCAAACACAATTTTAGCGAACTACTCCAATCATCGCAACGTATTCGGGTTAGTATATAGTGTAAGTTCACCAGAGCCTACCTTTAATTTAAGAATCCCCGCAATATTCTTTCACCAACGCTTTCCAAAAGAAGAAGAGGTAATGCAGTTGAGTAATTCGCTTATATCTCAGAATAGCGTCGTGCGGAAACAGCGACTGCTCGATATCGATTATGTTCCTTATTACTTTCATGAGAAGTTAAACCTCATACTTCAACATCAATTTGTAACTATTTTCAATCGGGAATGGGTCACCCAGGAAGCGTATGAGATTCCTGAAGGAGATCGACGTTGGCCAGCGAAGAAAGGGAAGATCTATTTGACTGAAAAAGACTTTGTGATGCGTAACGTTTTATAATTTGTTCCGAAAGGAAGATACTAAACCTTTTTAAAACTAAAAAAATGAATGCAATGGTATTGCCTCGTCAAGAGGATGTAATTCGTAAATGGATAGGCAAACTCAAAGACTTGGCCGATTCCATTTTTTATGCCGATCAATTCTGTACAGAAGATCAGCCGGACTGGGTTCAATTCGAATGCGGATCAGAACTCGGGGGAATAGTCGCCATCGGCCTTATTAAGCCTGGTGTAGATGTGGGCGCGGACGATGCCGCGAGGCTTGTAAACCTGGAAGATGAAGAGTTCTGGGCGGGCGGTATAGGAGCAAGTCCACAAACGATGTGGGTCATCAAAGACACGCGCGGATCAAAAGCAGCCGGCACACCGGTAGAAGAAGAAGGCTTTGGCCTTGTGCCCACTGAGCGCACGGGTGACGATAAAGAACTTCTTTTTGAAGCGCTTGGACTCATGGCTAACCGTGATTTTGTGGCCGCTACAAACAAACGTAGAGGCTGGGGGCTTGTGTATGTTACCGCTGGAAAGGATTCTACGACCGGTGGATATGAAGCGTTCTATGCACCAAACGTGTCGGTTTACATGGATGATTTGATTGAGCAATCCATCAAAACACGTAAACGTTGGTCAGGCTCAGGCAAGTGGAGTACAGACATGACGCCATCACTGCCATTTATTGCGCCCGCTTCGATATTCATAACCACCTAAAGGGGAGCAAATCCCCTTTTCTATGATCTACGGCTCAGAGGAATTCAATGACACGCTCGTCGCGGTCATAAAAGAAAAATACAGGCATCCTTACTACGAACGAGCATGTAAAATTGCGCGGGAGATGTCGGTACACGTCTACGGGGAAAAACCTGTAGACCTACTGAACCGCGTCCGTCCGGGTGAGGATGAGGTGATCAAGCAATATCGTTTGGATAATTATGAGCCGACAACAAAAGCACCTTGTGGGAAGGCAATAAAAATCGTTTCTAAAATCTTCAATCCGAATCTTAGTTCGATTATCTTCCCTAACACAGCGAACGCGAAGAAGCTCAAAGAGTATACAATGGAATATTATCCTGAGTATAATTCGCTGGCGGTTTTTAACAAGGATGTCACGTTAAAGAAAATGATTGCCGACGCAAACGCGGTCATGGCCGTGAAGCCGCAACGCAAGCCACGCAACGACGCGGAACGGGTTAAACCTATCGTCCTTATTTACGGGAGTGAAAATGTATGGAACTGGGATTATGATCACTTCCTGGTTTACCTGTACGATAAAAAAGAAGAGGACGACATTGTTTACACCTTCGATTATTTCGACTATAAACAAATCATTCGCTTTGAAGCGAAGATTATCAACACGGCATCCAAGCAGCAGGAGTTAGTCCTTGAAGTCATTGAGGATGAAAGTTACGTTCATAATTTCACGGACAAAACCGGAGCGCCAACTATTCCAGCATGGAGGTTAGGGGGTAATTCTGTTCCGTTAGGTGATGGTGAAATTGTGTACGAATCGTTTTTTGCTGATGCACAAGCGCACTGGAATTTATCGATCATTCATCAATCCGATATTCAAGGTTCATTCACCAAACACATGAACCCGCAGCGCATGGTGATTGGCGAAGAATGTCACAATCAACGGCAAATTGATGGTGTGCTGTTCCGGTGTTCTCATGGACTACTTCGTTCGGGCATGTCAACCATGTCTTACCCTTGTGAGGTGTGTAATGGATCTGGTAAGGTTTCATCCTCTCCGTATGAGGATAATATCATTCTCAAAACCAAGCTTGAAGAAATATCTAGCTTGTCTATCCAGCCGGTCGAATACGTGAAGGTTCCTGTTGATGCCACCAAGCTGCTCGTTGAACAAGCCAAAGACATGGTGCGTGAAGGAAACGCGGCGATTAACATGGACGTAGAGGATAAGGTGGGAGAAAATCAATCTGGCATAGCCAAAGTATACGACCGTTCAGCGCAGAACAATACGATCTATGATATTGGATCCAGGATGTACGATGTGATTTTTAACAATCAGTTCTATTTCATGAATAAGTACATGAATGGAACCGAAGACGCGAGTGCGCAGAAAAATACCGACGAGAATTTACCACAAGTCAACAAACCAACGTCCTTTAATATTGAATCTATTTCCGAAATGCTAGCTGGATTAAAGCAAGCGTCGGAGGCGGGCGTGGACCGCAATGTGCAGCAAGCGAAAGAGATTGCGTATTTGTCGCGTGATATGGAAACAAATCCGATGATGAAAACTTATTACGTCACGTTGATAAACCTCGATCCACTGTATCGGATGACGCAGGATGATATCGATATCAATCTCATGAAAGGACTGGTGTACAAAACCGATGCAGTCGTTCACGCGAACCTAAAACCTTTTGTCGATAGGGCATTGCAGCAGAATGCAAAGTTCCTTGAATTGAAAAAGGAAGATCAGCTTGTGATATTAAAAACATATGCTGATGAACTGATAACGGCAGAGCAGCCAAAAATAGATACCACCCTACTAAATGGACCCGCAAGCTTTAGCCAGGGCAATTGAGGAACTTATCGCCAACGCGGATGGACGGTATATTGATTCACTCGGACGAATCCAAACTACTCTGAACAGTGAGCTACTGGCCATCCTGAAGGATCTTGAACTAGATTCAGAAGGGTACATAAAACAAAGCGCTGCCAATCGAAAGATTTTACGCGACGCGGACAAGGTAATTAATGAAGTTTTTTCCTCCACGCCCTACACTACAGCAGTGTCGAAGTATGTTTCTCTCATTGGAAAGATCGACACACTAAACTCGGAATACTTTTCTTCGATTGATGAAAGTTTCTCCCCGAACAAATTATTCCTAAAAAACCTTCAGGCTGATACCATCGCATCGATTGAAAAAAACGTGATGCGTGATGGCTTGCAGTCTCAGGTTATCGAACCATTGAGTAAGATTTTAAATCAAAACGTCAATAGTGGTGGCAAGTTCTCAGGATTCTTGGAGCAGATTAGAAATTACATTTTAGGAAACGATCAGGTCGAAGGTCGGGCCATGAGTTACACACGCACCTATTTAAGAGATTCACTATTCACCTACTCGCGCACCTATCAACAAGCAATTACCGCCGATCTGGGGTTAACGTATTATCTGTATTCCGGTGGGATAATAGATAAGAGTCGGCCATTTTGTGAGGAACGTGCTGGGAAATATTTCTCTCACAAGGAAATTGAGGATATGGCCTCCCTTGAATGGGCCGGCAAGAAACAAGGAACAACCGAATCGAGTATTTTTCTGTTTGCGGGCGGGTGGAATTGCGGGCACCAAATCATTCCAGTGTCTTCGGTGGTCGTGCCCCAGGATGTAATTGACCGGCAATAAAAAAGCCCACGAGGTTGGTATCGCAGGCTAATTTCTTTCTCCGGTTACAGCCGTTAGCCGTTCACCCTCCCGGAGCTACCGGCAAAGGTAGCTAATATTTAGTACACTAAATAACGTCAATACAATTATTTCGATTACATTAGTTGCAAAAACAACTAAATTATGACGTATGCACGTGTTAGAGACAAGAAAACAGGCTTAGAGCGACAAACGACGGTCAAGGCCTACAAATTAATCCCTCACCGCTATACCCTGCTGGGCTATGTGGATGAGGATGGCAATCCGGTAGATGGTCCGGAGGAACAGCCCGTTCAAAAAAAAAGAAGCGTGGCTGCCGCACCTGTGGCTGAACGTAGGCAGATGAGCGCCGATGAGATCGAAGCCAAGAAAGCGGAATTGAAAGCGCTGAATGAGGCCGCTTTTGAGAAGGCAAGGAAAGAGCAGGAGTCCATAAAATTGAACCAATCGGCAGTCACTGAGGCTGTTGAGCAAGTGAAAGAACGGGGTAATGAAGAACCCGTGAAAGAAAAGAAGAAACCCGGACCTAAACCAAAAACGAAAACCAATGCCTAAGTATAAAGACTTCTTCACCAAATTGAAGACGCAAGGGAAAATTTCAATCCCCGATTACGACAAGTTCCTTGAAACAGCGCCCGATGCAGAGATTCCAGATTCAATTGTCAACGCCATCGAGGCTAATTTCATGACAATTGAGCGGGCGTCGGTACATCCAGAAATTCATAAGAAAATCAAGCGCGAAGTGTTAGACCCATTGGATACTGAATTGGGCGAGATTGCCGAAGTGCTGAAGGGTTATGTTGATGAGGGCAAGCTTAAAGCAGACCCTACAAACCCAAACACGTACAAGCTTTTCCGAACATTGAAAGAAAGTTTGCCGGATGTGATCAAGAAAGCGAAAGGTAATCCGGTTACCGACGAGGAAACAAAACGTAAGCTTGCTGATCAGGAACGAATCAATCAGGAACTGGTGGAGAAATTCACCACAGCAGAAAAAGATTATAATACCAAGCTGAAAAATACAGATGACACGTGGGGGGGTAAGTTCGAAGAACTGCGCCTTAGCACTGAATTGGAAAAGCGTGGAAATAAATATATCTTAGCGGAGGCGTTCGAGACTACTCGGCCCGCCATCACAAAAGTAATTCTGACCGAACTCAGGCAGGGCAACCAGCTGAAACTCGGTGAAAACAATGGGCAACCTGTGATCGTTGTCAACGACGAACATGGTAAGCCGAAATTCAACGGTAACAGTCCTGTTACTATCGAGAGCTTGCTGGATGAGGCGTACAAACCGTTCCTGAAAAAATCGGAGACTACGCAAACACAGGTTAATCCCAAAACGCAGACCAAAGTAGATCCAACAAAACCGACTATCCGTCAGGGTACATCTACGACGGTCACAATGAGAAAATAAAATGCCCGCAAATTTAGATATCATAGGCGCCTGTGAAAGAATCAGGGTGGAAGCAGCGCGTCTAGCCGGAGAGAATTACGCCTTTAATCTCCGTAAAAAGAATGGCGCTTTATCCTTTATTACTTCTCCTGAAAACGGAGGGGTTGATGCTGAAATTATCTCCTACGATAATGGTCGCAAGATTGCCAAAGCTCACGTGTTGTACGATCAACGCACAAAATCCTGTCAGATTTCTGACAATTGCGCACAAAATGTGTGCGACGAAGGATCTACTCCATTACGTAAGGAGTTTGATATCACTATTGACGACTGTTTGAAAACCCCCGTTCGGGAGTACTCAAACGACGACATGGTAGCCCTTTGTGATGACACCGAAGGATTCATGCAACGCCGTGGATTCTCTGACTTGATCGCTGGTCACGAATTCCTTAATAAGAAAACACTTGCGTTCTTGGATAACCAGGTTGGCGTGAACCACGAATTCGACGGAACGACTACAAACGCAGGGGTATATAAAACGATCCAGCTTTTAGCAACTTCAGGATCGCAGAAAATACCACTACCGGGTAACTTCTCTGAGGTCGTTTTGGACTACGAGAACAACCAACTCACCGGAGTTCCTGCCGTAATAGGTCAGGGTAACTTACAGCAATTCTACAAGCTTCACGGCTGGTCATGCTGCAACGCGACGACTCCTTATGGAGAGGCAAACGTAGATGCTGAAGCGCGTTTCTATCAAGATCAATCGGCAAACGAGATCTTGGATGCGAACAAGTTTATCCTTGCCGCTTTCGGAGCCGTTCATATGCTGACCTTTAACGAGAACGCGAACATTGCTGCCACTGGCGTCAACACTGCCGACAGGATGAACATTGTAGTTCCAGATCCATTCGGACATCCATTCTCGTGGAACTTTGATTTCTATTTCGACAACTGTTCGAAGTCATGGAAGTCAATGTGGTCACTGTTGTACGGATTCTTCAACGTATTTCAGGCGGATAGTTTCGCGGCTGCTGGGGAAGATTCCAGCCCAGACACGTCTCCTGATTGCGCGGACGATCTGGACGGAATGCTTGGCGTGTTCGGTTACACGGCTACTGCCGCTTAATTGAGCTGCTACACCGATTATATTTCACGGGATCGATCAGTCCCGAGCAGGAGCGGTTTATATGCCGAAGACTTGCCCGGGATTGATTCGTCCATGTGGGAGCTGCTCTCCAAACAAGATCAGAGCGATGAGGATTTCTGGGAGATGATCTATAAAAAGGCGTGGGATAATTTGATCTCAGACCTTACCGGAGCACTCCAAGATAAATTCTATGTTGATTCAAAGTTACTCTCCCGCGAAACATCCCAGTTCAAAGAAGACATTAACCTAACCACTGGGCTTGCGGGGGTAACGATTGAATTCACGCTGCCACGGTACGCGAAACTCCACCTTGTATCGATAGATGTCTTCAGCGACCAGGCGTATGCAAGCCCGGAAGCTGAATTTAAAGTTTACGACACGGATGCGAGTGGGGAATTACTTTCCGAACATTCGTCAGAACTAACCGAGGGCCGGAATACAATTTTCATCGACCAGGACTACGAGGTCAATAAAGTGTTCGTATCGTTTGATCCGGAGTTAATCGCCTTACGAGAAACAGAAAGCAAACGTTACGCCTCTCCTTATTATCTCTTTTCCTGTGATGAATGTCGATTTGACTGCGGAGGATATGAAGGGAAGATATTACAGGTAAACGGCGGGGGATTGAATGTAAAGTACAATGTGGTGTGCTCGGTAGAAAAGTATGTGTGTGAGAATATTAATTTATTCAAGCAGGCTTTTTTCTTCCGTATAGGGCTTGAAATCATTTTCGAACGACGCTTTGGAAACAGATTGAATAAGTTCATGACGATGGAACTCGAACGCCAAGAGGAATTGATGGAGTTTTATAATTCCAACTTTTCGCAAAATCTCGAACGGTCAGTACGAAGCACACAGATGACGGAAGACCCGTATTGCTTTCAATGCAAACACCTTGTTCATGCTAAAGCATCAACACCATGAAGATAAAATTCACAAAACCAAAAGGCTATCCAAAGCCCAAACCAAAGCCCCCGAAGGGAGGCAAAAAATCATGCTGTGGCTAATGATATTTTAAATATCGCCACCCGGGTAAACAACGCTATCCGCTCTGATAGACCGAAGCGTATTGCCGCGTCCACCGTATTAGCCAGACACAAGGCGCGGATTTTTGAACGCGGTGAAGCGGAGAGTGGAGGAAAGATCGGGACGTATGGCACGAAGCCTATTTCAATTGCACGGGGCCAGCAGGCCAGAGATACAGGGCAAACCTTTTTTAAAGGGGGTTACGCTCAATATAAGTCAGCGGTAGGTAAGAACCCGGGGTTTGTGATCCTCAGGAACACGGACCAGATGTATGCGGACTATGGACTGATTCAATCCGGGTCGGAATATGGATTCGGATTTCAGAACCAAGTGAATACGGATAAATCAGGATGGATGGAAAGCAAGTACGACAAGTCGATTTTCGCTCTATCAGATGAAGAATTTAATCTTTATGTGGATGTATTGGTAAGAGAACAAACCAAAGAGATCTAATGGCTGGCATTATCAACACCTTATCGGAAGCGATTGAACAGTGGGTAATTGATAATTCAACCATCTCCCCCGACTCGCTTATAAAAAATTGGGGGTTTGTGGAGCTTTCAAATCGGACATCAAAAGGCAAAAAATCTATCAGTACCCAGCCAATACCGATGTCTATAAATGGCACCAGCGACCGGGATCAGGTGAGTTTAGACGATAGATTTCAATTTATTTTTTGGATTCGATGGATTGCCCCGATGACCTCCATTCTAAACGATGCCGATTCGTGGGGATTGCGTGAGGGGAAAAGGTTTTCCTTACCCTTACGGGTTGTTGTTGCGCATAAAGTAGAGTTAGGGGAGAACTTGATTTTGGATCTCGTCAATGGACTTCCGGAAAACCTTGTCGTCAGTGGATTTGATTTCGTGTTTTTGACGTCAAGCATTTCGGTAGATCCAGACCATGAACAAATTTACCGGACCGAGTTAGGGAATACAATTTATGAGCTTCACCGATTTGATTGGAATATTTATGTTATCGACATAAATGTAGAATACGTGCAGTGCCCACCTGGGGAAGCCACTGAGGAGGGGAGAATTTTTGACTTCACGTTTGCCGAAGAATTCGAATAAAATGGAATACAGTGCCTATATCGAAAATAGAACTTTTGTCGGTGGCGCCTTAGATGGTACTGAGAAGATGGCCGGAAGTAAAGGAGGCAACTCTATGGGATGGACAACGCAACAGATTGCCAACTACGCGGCTACTGCTTCTTTTGTGGACGATGAAACGCCATCGGGAGATATCGACGACGTTAACGACACCTTTACACTGGCATACACTCCCCTAACCGGCAGCGTGAAAGTCTGTTTAAACGGTTTGAGATTGAAGGTGACAACAGACTATACAATAACTGGATCTATGATAACATTCATAACCCCTCCAACTACAGGCGACACCATCATAGTGGACTATCGAAAATGAAAAATTTATTTTACTTATTCCTTTTCCTTCCAATTCTCGCACTGGGGCAAACGCAACCACGGGCCAACCAGATTCGCGTTACTCCCTCCGGTGATGTAATCGGCACAAACCTACAGTCAGCCTTCGATGAACTGGTAGCAGAAAAGGCCAGTAAAAATATGACTTGGATCACCAAGGCGGCCAACTATTCCCCTGTTGCAAGCGATACCTTATTT